AATAATGATTCTATAGCTGCTAGATATCAATGTTGTAAATCTTAAATGGAAACTGTTGATCAGAGTAGATCTCAATACGTTTCCTGAAATGTTGGATCGTGTAGTTCGTGAATGATCCACTCGTCAAATCATCAGAGATGTCATAGAGTGTCGCAGTATCTGCATCATTACCTTTACGCAATGTACGTCCGATTGACTGCAATACCTTAATCTCAGACTTAGAACCAGAGGCGAAGATCACGTTGTCGAGTTTCTTCAAGTTCACACCTGTCGAGAAGACACCATAGGATGCGAGGATGTTATGTTGTTTGATAGGATCGTTCTCAACGAGATGACGGATCTCTTCACGTTCATCCCCTTTCGTTCCACCATAAATGAAATGTAATTGTCTATCTTCTTTGCGAAGCAAAGGCTCTAGGATCTTTCCGTGTTTCTCTACCAGATCAAAGAGGATCAGATTGTTCTGTCCTTCCAGTGACCAGACGAGATTACGAATAAACATATTTCTCTTCTCGTGGTTCGTCAAGAACTCTCGTTCTGCAGGATACTTTTTCTGAGGGGCATCAATCTTTCTGAATGCATCTCTAAATGATTTCTTTGTTTGTGCATCGTACGTCAATACAATTGCTTTGACATTAAAGTCTGCAACTGTACCTGCATCAATTAAGTTCTTTGTGGTGACTGCACGTTTGACTTGACCGAAACAACCTTCCAGAACCATTCTATGTGTTTTCGACTCAGATGACTTGAGAGTTCCTGTGAACCCATGTCTAAACTTACAGTCGTTTAACTTTTCCATAATAGTTGTGAGAGACTTCGCTTGGAACAAATGCGCTTCGTCACCTAGTACTACATTAAACTGATCGAACCATGCCTTGGGCATCTTCACCAATGACTGCCATGTAGATACGACAATAGGTGCATCCGAATGTTTATCCACTCCACCTTGAATTCTATAGATCTCTTGTTTACATCCGTAGTCTTCAAAATCCCCTGCCATCTGATGTACAAGACCAATCGTCGGTACGATGATAAGTGTCCTATGTCCAAACGCAAGATTGTAATGTTGTTGGAGTAGATAGATGATCAGAGACTTACCAGACGATGTCGGAGATACACTGAGTGATCTACTATTGATAATTGCATTACGAACATATTCAGACTGATAATCACGTGGTTTGTATTTACAATTGATTTCTTCTGCGAGTTGTTCTGGATAATCTTCTTCACAGATATCTGAAACATATTCATCAGTCTCTATATTAAGAATGTATTCACGTACTTTACAGAACTCTGCAAGCTTTGAAAGTAATCCAACATATAGTTTAGGACGCATAGGAGAATAGATCCGAATGATCCCATCCCACATCTTTGCCTTTACCTTTGGATTGTACTGCCATCCCTCTGGTCTAAAAGAAAAGAAGTCACTGATCTCTTGACGCACTGATGGATCTGCCGTCACACGCATGTGGACATGATCGATGAATTCAACTGTTACTATATCAGTCATACATCAATACTCACGTTTGTACCTTGCGGTTTTGGAGAGTCAACCAATTGTCCCATACCATTATAGAGAGTATATCCCACTTCTGCAACACGTATTGCGCCGTTCACCACTTGGTGTTCGACGTGAGTTGTAACCAAGTCATCGCCCACGTATGCGGTACGAGTATAGTTACTTACAATTTGTGTTGGGAGAATAGGTGGGATAGACTCTGACATAATTAATAATCACCTGATTGGAACTTCATAACATCGATCATAGATTTGATAACGAAGTTACGAGAATGGATTGACTTGATGATGTCTTCCAGATAGTTCGCACGAATTGAGTGGTAATCTATCTTCAGACTCAGTTTGATAATATCTTTATCGCTTATGATATATTTATCTAAATCGTTCCGAAGTACTTTTAACTGGAAAGGTTTCCAACCTCGTTCTTTGAGGTCTTCCTCTGCCATGGAACCACCGTAGTATTCCATCTTGTCACGTTTCATCTGCGCAAGATCTGCACGTAGTTTCTTGACACGTAAAGCTTCTTCATAATACTTTGAATAGTATTTACTGTGCAATGAGGGAATACGTTTACTTTCACCTATGAGGTTAGTCTCATCGATGGGAGCGTCTTTTGCCCACATCTCATTAATATCATCACTCATTTATTTTCTTTCCTGCTTTACGAAAGCGTTTATTATAACTACGTTTAATCTTTTTCAGATAACCTCTTGGCCACACAAACAGATTACGGGATTTTTTTGATAAACCATCGTGTTCATCTCCACCCTTCATGGGAATTCTCTTCATACGTTCCACTCCGCTTCTTCTTCAATCGCCATCGATACGAACTGGTAGTAATCTTTATTCTCGTCGTCCATATGTTGAAAGTATAAACCTGCCGATGACATGAGTGTGTGAATGTTAGAACCTTCTTTGAGATGCGCTCTTGGATGACTTTCCATAAGTTCCTGTATCTCGTCCATGATAATCTTTATTTTTGCTTGGATTTTACTCATATGTCAATCGCCCCTGTTGGTCTTAAAATACTATTGAACGAAAAGATCGTTCTCTGTTTTTTAGATTTGTTTGGTTCCGCATAATGTATCAAAAAACTGGGGAAGAAAAGAATATCTCCTTCACTTACCTGTGGATCATATCTGTAATCCATTGCATCAACAGTATTCTTGAATGGTGCCCAGAACTTTGTCGCCTGGTGTTCCCTCTGATCAAACTCCGCATATAGAACTGCAGAGAACCCACTTGGTTCGTGAGTGTGAGGTGGCATGAAATGTTGTGTGGAATATCTTTGTGCCCAAAGGTTGTTGATCTTCATACCTAAGTCAAAGTTGTATCTGTTGATTGGTGTATGTTGAACCTTATGTACAAACCCATTTAGCTCTGGTTTGAGGATATCTATGAACTGATCCGTGTAAGGTGCACGTTTGTCATTTTTGCGAATGTTCTTATAGTAGTCAGTAAAACATTCATCTGTCCAACACTCCTTATCGTCCCAGTCTATGAGATCCATAAGTTGTTTTTTCTTTACACTCCAATTTTCTATCGACACTTTGTAGAATGTCAGTAGGAAAGGATTGAGCGCTTCTATTTTCGCCATTTATCATCATCCCAAATAATTTCATCATATTATACCATACTTTTTAAGCGTTGGCAACAGTAAAGTTTGTATATCTAAAAGTTGCATTACATTCTGAATAGATTGTATCTGTTGATGTAATATCCAAATTGATAGATGAGAGTGCAACAGGGAAACAATCTTTGAATATGAATTGTTTGTTTGGGTTCTTGTGATTGTTATTGATCACGATAGTAATATCTGATTGAACACCTTCGTCCGTTGCCTTCAGTTTTTTGTATTGATCTGTAGAGTTGGGTGATCCCATCCCTTCTAACCAGTTTAAAATTTCTAGATAGTTCTTCATGTCTTCATCAACAATGAAAGTTACGTCCAAATCAGAATACTGCAACTGGCTTGGTGAGTCGTAGATCAAACCAAGTGGTGTGTTCAACTGTTGTGGACTTCCAGAGACATCAGGAATATTAACTTTCTGCGTGAAAAATTCCACGTTAGGAAGTCTTTCGATAGAAATGATGAATGACGATGGAGATAAATAGTTAGTGATCATTGAAGATTACCTTTTCAATTTTAATACTACAACTATTTATATGGAGTACACAATGCGTGATATTTTACTTAATGCCCTGAAGAAACATGCAGAAGGTCATGTTGAGAAACACCGTGCTAACGTTGAGGTCTATTTGCACTCAACAACAGGTATCGGTGAGCACCCAGACATCGTAGAAGCGATGGAAGCCGAACTAATGGAAATCGCAAAGTACGACGATGTACTTGCAATGCTCGAAAAGTACTTCGACAAACCATGAATCATAAAACATTAGATGCTTATAAGGTCAGTACAGAAGGTATTGATCTATCTCAAGCAGCACACCTATACCAAGAATTCTTCAACACATGCGAATATAACTGGTGGTACGAAGTACTGCCAGACGATGTTGTTGTGGATATTGGTGGGTGTGTTGGTTTCTTTTCTGCATTGGCATTAGACAAAGGTGCAGAAAAGGTTTATATGATCGAACCCAATCGTAATCTAGTAAAGACTGCGATTAGAAATGTTTCTGATCATATCATCGATGATCCTACTAGATTTGTTCCAATCCATGGTGCAATGTCTGATGAACCGTCTGACACATTACACGTGTTTGGTGAACATGAGGAATACCCTACATTCACTTTCTCAGAGTTCTTAGAGAAACACGATGTAAAGAATATTGATTTTTTGAAAGTAGATTGTGAAGGGGCAGAATATAATATTCTAAAGCCTCAGATGATTGACTTCTTTGAGAACAATGTTCGTCACATGGCGATTGAAGTACACTTACGTGCACAAGACGATGGTCCTACAAAGTTTATTCAGTGGAGAGATAGTTTTCTTCAACACTTTGCATCACAGGGAAAAGTTCGTTATCAAAGTAAATATGTTGCAGACGCTGTAAATGAAGACTGGTCTATTATGCAGAGAGACTTTACTAAAGTTCCTGCAGAGTTTATGGTCTACATTACGAATTGGTAATATACAACATAAACGAACCACCCCATCCCAGTGGCCACTCTGATAATATCTTTTCATCATCATGAGCAAGGTTATGATCTTCGTGTCTCAAGAAATGGCATTTAGATAAATCGAATTCTTGACACATGTTGTCTCTAAAGTGTATCCACTCGTAGGGTGATTCTCTAAATGCATCCAGATGAAACTCGCAGGCAATATGTCCTACGTGATGTTTTAGGTATTGTAAGTTCTCTGGTTGGAATATATCAAACTCCGCACCTTCTATGTCTATTTTTAAATAGTCAATCCAAGGGATCTGATACTTGTCTATTAGTTCTTTGAAACTCATACGAGGTGCCTGGACATTCTCCCCAAAATAATTGAGCGAATATCTATCGTCTTTACCTATTGCGGCATGTATAGGAACGACTGGTGATGTTTCGTGATCGATCCAATGATCGGATACATTGTAACACAGTGTCCGAAGATGATCTCTATTGGCTTCTACAGAATATATCTTCTTTGCGCCTTGATCAATTGCGTGACATGTAAAGAACCCAACACAAGCACCGAGGTCTACAACCACGTCACCTTGTTTTACTTCACCCCACCACTCATAATCTTTTCTTTGGAAAAGTTCATAGAACATCTGATTTACGTCTAGTAATCCAAGACCATCTGTTCTCATATTATAATCTAGATATTTTTTCACTTTCATCTCCAATAAAAAAGGGGACACGAATGTCCCCTTCGATATTACTATTTATCGTTTTACTTAGAAGTTGAACGACAAACCTACTTTTGGTTTGAACTCTTCTGCGTTTACATCGTAGTTACCACCACCAGTGATTTCTGCACCACCCAATGTGTAAGTGTATTCTGCACCAAAGTTTTGTGCAATCTCATCTTGGTCACCGTTAACGTATGCAGTGATACCGTTAGTTTCTACAACCAACTCACCTGCAAAGTTTGATGCGTCTACATCATATGTCAATGCACCACCTACTGCAGCAAGACCTAGATCTACACCACCGATACCTGCACCCAGTACAGTGTTTTCACTGTCCAAGTTATAGTCTGCTGATGCAGTTACATCTAGACCCATTGTACCTACGCCCAAAGTGTATGCACCTTGTACGTTGCTGATGTCTGTGATGTCTGATGTCCAGTCTGTGAAACCTACTGCGAATGCCGCACCACCGAAACTTACTGCAACTGATTCTGTCATTGCAGGAGCAGCCAAAGTATGGTTACCTTCTGCGTCGACGAATACACCGTTGTCATCACCTAATGCAATGCCAACACCTGCAACAGTTGTACCAACTGTCCATGTGTCTAGATCGATTGCGCTACCGTCTTCAGTAACGAAACCCAATGCAACATCACCTGCGGCTGAATTGACATCCAATTCCACACCCATTGCTCCTGCCCAGTCACCTGCCGCATTCTCTGCGAAATCTAAGTTAACTGCACCAGAAACCAAGTCGTCTGCGCTGGCACTTGTTGCTACCATTGTCGCTACTACGACTGCTAAAAATTTGTTCATTTTGTATCTTCCTTTATTGTTGTACAAATCAATGTACGAGTTATACCATACTAGTTAGGTTTAGTAAACCCAAAGTAAAGACTTCTACGAAATGAATTATAGGGTGTGGTAATTGAGCAACAAACATGTTAGAATTTGTATTTAAATGTCGCTTTTACTGAGTCGTCTGAACTTACAGTCTGACCAGTCCATGGATTGTCCTGTGTCTTACCTTGGTGTAGATACAACCCAAGTTCAATTGGACCTTCTGTGTGGATCGCAGCTAGATAGTTGTATGTAAATCCTAGATCATCATCCATAACTCTGTGTGCAGTCAACATCAATTTCTTGGAATGATTATACATGATACCAACATCTCTACGAGTGTTCTCGTCGTCTGTCCATTGTTCGTAACCAACTCCAACAGGCAATCCTAGTCTGTGGAATGATGCACCGATTGACGCACCTGTCTGTGTCTCATCATCTTTCTTGATCTGCATGACTGATGCATCAACAATCGCAATACGTACTGTTGAACCATAGTATAATGAATCATCTTCTGGGTTCCAACCGATAACACCACCAAATGGCATTTCACGTTTCAGACGATATGAATTGAATTCGAATTCGTCGTTGTGATCCCATCCACCAAACGTAAGTACGATCTTTTCGTTATGATCGATACGTGAACTTGGTTTTGTGATAATTACTGGTGCACCAATCTTCGAGGTCTTTGCGAACCCAAGTCTCTGTGCATCTGTCTCACCAAAGTATAGACGTGCACCGCCGATACCAATTCCTGCCTGTTTTTCCGTGATAGTATTGTCGAGACTTCGATTTAACGCATAGTTCGTATCGAACCTTGCACCAAATCCTGCCCAGTTGAGAATCGGTGTTTCGAGATCTGTCTCGTAACCACCCATTACTTCTAATCTGGTATCTACTGTACCTTCAGTGTTTGTATCATCGATGTAGACTTCGAATGTCCCATTCATAAAAGGACCATTCTTTTCTTCGTGTGCTTCGTGTCCACCTGCGTAAGCTACACTTGCTGATAGAATCAGCGCTAATGTTGTACCAGTTTTTAACATAATATACTCCAAATTTAATTAATTCCATGTCGTCGCATGGATCGTATTATTTAGGTGTTTTAAAATTATTTTATAAGTGACTGTTTTCCTTAGATTCTTTTTTCCCTCTGAGGCTTGACATTTAGGTCATTTTAGTGGTATATTAAAGTATAAGTTAAGAGAAAGAGAATCACTATGGTAGGACTTGCGTACCCAACATCAATGTCAAAAGATATCGCCCAGTGGCGTGAAGCGGGATATCCAATCCCAACTATCCAAGGTTATGTAGACTATCTGTCAAAACAGAAAATGTCTCAGAACAAAGGTAGTTACGGTAAAGATTCCGAAAAGACTAAAACCTACAAATGCGAGTGGGCGTTCCAACGTGCATATGAAGTAAAAGAGTTTGACACTATCCGTCAAGCGCAGAAACGTTGTGACCAGATCACTAAGTCTGCATTGTGGGCAAAGTTGCGTGAAGAAAAAGGTCGTAACATAATGCCTGTTTCAGTAAATTCGAAACAACGTAACACTGGTCGTCACACTGCAGGTTGGGCACGTGGTAACACGATTACTCTTGACCTGATCGTTGGTCTTGACGAATACACTCTGATCCACGAGATGGCTCACTGTCTAGGTAACTGGCATCATGGTCGTCAGTTTCGTCGTGATCTGTTGAAACTGGTTTCACGTTTCATAGGAACTGATGCGGCAAAGATCTTGAAGTCGAAGTTCAAAGAAAAGAAACTTGCGTGTGGTGAACAACGTAAACCTTTGTCTTTCGAGAAATGGGTCGAAGCTAAAGAACGTATGACTAAAATGAGGAATGCACAATAATGAATTATGTTTACGCAGAAGGTTCAACGAAAGTAAAACGTTCGATTGCAGAACAGGTTGTTAGGTTCTGTATTGATGAACTGATGCCTCGTATGCGCACGTTAGAGATTGATGTGATCTTGAATAACAAACTGGATGCACATCAGTACGGTTACTGTTGCGCAATCGATACTCGTGAGTTCGAACTGGAAGTAAACGCAAACCTCTCTCTATCTCAAATGGTCGAAACGATCTGTCATGAGATGGTTCACGTGATGCAATATGCACGTAAGAAACTAGACATAACGAATCAGTCTGATCATTCAACTTATGATGAGTATATGGATCTTTGGTACGAAGTCGAAGCAAGAGATTTTGAAAAAAGTTTGAAGAAAAAGTTTATGTCATTGAAAACAAACAAAAAGAAAATTCAAAATAATAACAAATAAAGCTTGACATTTGGTGTCAGATATGCGATATTAAGGTGTAGTCAGAAAGAAAAGGAATCAGACATGTTCGAAGTTGGTATGGGATTTTTGCGTCAGTATCGTGATTACACTGCGACAGGTGAGATCACATCGATCTCTACAGATGCGGATGACGAGACACTGATCTCTGTATTGTACACAGATGGAGCGGTGAAAACATACACTGAAAACTGCGTGATGTCCAATCTTGGAAAACGCATGATCGTAACAGAGGAAGTAATATGGTAGTTGATAAGAAATTTATGAATGACGTTTGGAGCGCAAAAACAATTGCAGGTGAATCTGTAATCGCTCGACGTGTTAAATGGGGAAGTCAACCAGATATTCAATTCACTATTGAAAAGTCCGATGGAGAAATAGACTTCGTTTCTGCCTTCGATATGTTTGAAACTAAAATGGAGTGGTCATCATGATCGTATATAAGAATTACACACAAGAAAAAATCGCAGAAGGTTTCGATCTTCTAGTAGAGGGCATGAATAACTGGAAGATGCCTATTAAGACGACAATCAAGTCTGAAGATTTCCAGTGGGCATCAGATGCCTGTGCATACTTCACAGGATCTATTCTCGAAAAACAAGTTGAAACATTTGAAGGCGACATCGTCGTCTATGCAGATGGTTACTATAACACGATTGGAGCTTAATCATGGGACTTAATGTATCAGTATATCGCAATTCAGAATTCGCAGGGTACGATTGTACCAATGGTGGGATCACCTCTGCAAACACTTCTTTGAACGTTGTCAATGCAGATGGGCCATTTGATCCAACAGATACTGCACCTGCAGTTATGATCGTTGATGATTTTCCATGCAACAAATCATACCCGAAGTTAGTACCTGCAGTTTGGAATGCCCTGACTGAAGAGTGGGAACGCACAAAAGGTTGGTTTATGTTTGGTGGAAACTACGGTGGTACATCAGACAGTCGTTTCGAATATAACATTCTCCCAGTGCATGACCGTCAAGAGTAATGAGGAGAGGGAAACCTGCAACTGTTGAACAGTACGTTCGTGTGCGTCTAGAGTTCTTACACGAAGAAAGAAAGAAGAATGAGGATAAGACTGCACACCTTATCCTCGACAAGTCGATTTACGAATTAACAATTATTTTGCAAATGATAACAAATAAAGCTTGACATTCTCTGTAAAGTATGCGATTATACTAGGGTAAGTTAAGAAAGAGAGAATCACTATGAGAGACCTATTTACATATGAGTTGTCTGAAGATCCCCAATTGACAGATGATCAGTATACTTTGAATGCAAACCCTGACATCTATGTACAAGTTTGTATGTTTGGTGGATATGCAGTTGGTGAGTACAAAGAAAGTACTGGTATGATGTATGATCACGGTATGTTTGAACTTCAGTCACACGCATTTGCAAAAGCAGTTGAATTGAACGCAGCAAACGTATGAACATATTCGTACTAGATAGAGACCCAGTTGTTGCCGCACAAATGCAGTGCGACAAACACGTGGTTAAGATGATTGTCGAGAGTGCACAAATGCTCTCGTCTGCGCATCGTCTATTAGATGGTACAAAAGAGAAAAGAAAATCCGTGTCTGGAAAGACAATGGTAGATTACTGGGTACATCCGAACTCCAATATGGAGAACACTCTGTACAAGGCAGTGCACGTAAAACATCCAGATACAATCTGGTCAATGTTATCTAACAATAACTATAACTGGCATTACGTTCACTTCTGCGCACTTTGTGATGAATATACTCATCGGTATGGTAAGGTGCATAAAACAGATGCACTCTTACGTGACATACTAAGTAGTACACCACGAAACATTCATGTTGGACATTTGACACAACAACCGTTGGCAATGCAATCAAATCCAGAATGTATGTTTGAAGATGTGGTGAAATCTTATCGTGCGTTTTATCACACGAAACAAGAACGATTTAAAATGGCGTGGTCAGTGAGGGAAATGCCCAACTGGTTCACACCAATACAGGGGTAAAGTGTTACGGTAGCACGTGGGATTCCAAATCCTTAAGCCTGGGTTCGACTCCTAGTGCCCTTGCCAATTCGGAAATTGGCGCAGTCTGGTAGCGCATCTCGTTTGGGACGAGAGGGCCGTAGGTTCGAATCCTACATTTCCGACCAAATGGTCCCTTCGTCTATCGGTTAGGACGCTAGGTTTTCAACCTAGAAAGACGAGTTCGATTCTCGTAGGGACTGCCATTACTGGGAAGTAGATCAATGGTAGATCACTTGTTTTTGGTACAAAAGGTTGTAGGTTCGAGTCCTACCTTCCCAGCCAATTAATCTTGAGGAAATCCTCTGCGTATAGTCAAAGCTTTATATGCAGGGTAAGTATCATAGGTAACACCGTTTTCCTGATTTCCACCAAGGATGACATAATAGTCAATATCCTTTATAACCCTAGTTTCAATATAGAAACCAACATGTCCTTGCCAACCCTGATCACCTCTAGGGAAGACAACTACATCACCAATCTTGGGTTCATTAACTCTTTCCCCCCAGAATAAAAAACTTCTTGCCATTAAAGGTACTTCAGTGACACTTCCAGATCCTAAAGTGTT